CTGGTGGTTCTTGTTGAGATAGACACAGTGCTGATCGATGTCCATGTCCTCAGTAACGGAGCTGCGGACATCGGCAATGAACTCCTGCACGGCAGGAAGAAAAGTAGCCTGTGTATAGCTTCGATATTCGTCGCCAGTGTGAGGCTTGATGTCGTACTGATGGACATAGCGCAGCAAAGTATAAAGGATACCTGTACCTGCATTTCGGTAAGAACCAGCAACCCCTTTCTCGGGCTTCACATAGATACCACGCATACGGCGTTTGTTCTGTTCTACCTGGGCCGTAGAGAGTGTGTTGAGCAGCTGGTATTCAATCATCGTCCACTTGATAGGGTCAGAGCCTTCCTTGTTGAGATAACCAATGTACTTGCGTTCCAACTCCTTCATTGGTCCCCATTCCATCTTGATCATAGCATCATCAACGTAGCCCATGTGGTTTTCGATCTTCATACCACCCTTGAAGACTTCACCGGTCTGATAAGCCTGTGAAACCTCGTCGAAGAAGGCATTGAAAACAAGACCTCTATCCTGATAGCCATAAGCCACTGGGAAGTACTGGGTCATATCACGGAGCTGGAGCACACGAGCGATGAGTGCGTCCTGTCGAAGAACGATGAACTGATCGCCGACACCAGCCTTGTCTACACCCTCATAGTTGGTGGCATACTTACCAGCAGCGAGGGCTGGGGCATCGAGCAACTTGTTCTCCTGAAGGTACTGGTAACGAGCCTTGAGCGATTTGGCAAAGCCGTAGGCAGCCTTGTAGAAGGCAACACCATCCACCTGCTCGTCTACTTCAGGCAAGGCTGCTGCTGCACGAGGATTAGCTGCAATCTTATTCCAGCGGTCTTTCATCGAGAACATCGGGTGCTCCACACCGAAGAGATACTTAGGTGTGTTGCCAAAGCCATTGATGCTAACAGGAGAAACCGTAATAGTCTGTGTTGGTTTGTCCTCTTCAGGCTTCTTTGCAAGTGCCTGGAAGTCGGCACGCATACCATTGAGCGACTCAAGAATACCCTCAAGAGTAGCATTGCTTTGTGGTTGCTCCTCTTCTGGATTCTCGTTCTCCTTAGACGCAGGGTCTACACCTTTAATAACTGACTGAATGGTGTTGAGCATCTGCTGGAACTCGGCAGCCTGCTGTGCGGTCTGCTTGGCCGCCTGTTCCGCAGCAAGGTCATCATTCAGCGTGGTCTGATACTTCTTCTGGTATTCAGCCACAATAGAATTGAACTCCTCTTGAGAAAGAGTCTTGTCCTCGAACTTCTTGCCGAGCTGCAAGAGTTCAAGAACGCTTTTCAACTTTTCTTTGAAATTCATAATAAACTAAAAACTAAAAAATTAAATATTATATATGGCAGTCTTCAAATTATTGGCATTGGTATATTCACTTCCCATTGTCATTGCTTCTGCTACAGCTTGCGCCATAGTTCTGCTACCATCGGCAAGACCTATCTCCACAGCTTGCGGTGTGTAGAAAGTCTCGCCACGAAGTACTGGGGCATCTTCGGGCAGCTCTGCCAACAACTTACGTTGTCCCCTTACCTCTGCGAGGAACTGAGCATTGAGAGGGTTGAGTATATTATGTACAAATGCTTCATCGTTCCCGTGACGGAGGTCATCGAAGGTCTTATTCTTGAGGTCAGAGTTGGTAGCCTTGGCTTCCACCTTCTTGATACCGAGTTTGGCAAAGTAATCCTCGAAGTCATAGAAACTACACATCGTACCGATGCAACCTACATAATCGTTCTCGGTAAGTGCATAGACACGGTTACCATGACAGCCGATGTAGTATCCAGCCGAGCAGCACATCTGTTCGTAGAATGTGAGGATTGGTTTTTGACAGTTGCGAAGTGTTTCGCTCAGACGGTCAAGATACCAGGCTTCTCCACCAGGGGAATTGATGTGGAGGAAGTGGCAAGAAATCTGTGGGTTGGCTTCAGCTGCGATGAGGTCAGCTTCGAGCTGCTTGGAAGAAAACCACCAATAACTCTCTGCCATCACTGTGCCGAACACACGATGATAGGCAATAGAGTTATCGGGAAGTTGCTCATCATCAAACTCGTCTGTAAGTGTTGCTGCGGACCCCTCTTCCTGTGCAAGCACCTTGATAAGTTCCTGAAGAGCTATGTGGGTTTCAAACTGATACCAAGTGTGGTCTTTCAAGTAGGCCTCCAACTCAGCCTTAGAAAATCCAAGAGCAGACTTAGGCCCAGCTTTATCGTCAATTTTTCCATGCAAAGGGAATACGGAGAGCATGGCTTGACGGAAGCCATCTACCGTAATCCATAGTGGCTTACCTGATACAAGTAGGTTCTGTAATTCGTTCATCAAATTATTTTTGATGCGAATGTACTATATAATAAGGTGTAGACAAAAGACCTACAAAAGAGGGTCTGTAAGCATTTTGCACTTTATAACGAGGTTGGCCGATGTGAGATTCGAGGAAATCTGAACTCGTGCAGGAATATCGGGAGTACCAATTGAATGCGCTTTCCTGTCTGAAGTCTTGATTGTAACAATAGCACTTCGTTCAACAGAGAACATTCTTCGAACCTCCTCGTCGGGGAGGTCTACCACTAAGGTCTTATCACAATTCCAATAATTACCGGCATCATTGTCAGTAAATTGTGGTATGTAAGAGAAAGTGTCTGCGACAAAATCATACACATTTTTCTTTCCGTGTTTATCCGGATTAACAAGACGCACTTGAACGGTATTTAAGAACTCTAACATAGTCTGCGATATTTGAATGACAAAAACAATAGTTCGGTCTGTATTAAAAAACTTTAATTGGATGCAACTTTTTGGTACTTGCGCACCTTCTTAGGTCGGAGACGATTGCGGAAGCGATAATAATTCTTCAAGAGCGCATCTGAGGAGATAGACTTTAACTGATAGGTGTGAATGAAATCGTAGATGACATCAAGGTTCCTTCGCTGCCGTCCGAACTCCTCGTTCTCCAACAGAACACGATGCAGCTCAAAATTGAACATTCGTCGGATTTGAGTTTCAATCTCTTTTGTAGCAGCCACAGAGAGGTAGTTGTAATAGGCAGGGTCTTTCCAAGGGCTGCATACTGATCCTGCCTTTCGGAGTGGTAGATGAATGCGGAGGTTGCCGTCTACGACATTGGGCTGGTTGGTGCGCTGCTTGGTCATATGCTCCCAAACGCAGAAGTATAAGTCTGTGCTACATGGTATCTTGATGCCACCAGTGGTAGCATCCTTCCCATATTTTGCAGAGATGTATTCTGCGAGGTACTGTTCTATCCGAATAGACACCACACGTTTTTGAACCCATTTTTTTCTCTCCATACTCATTTTTAGTTTTTTGCGTTCCTATCGTCCTACATTCCTACAATTTAAATTTTAATAATGCAAAGATACTGATAATCAACGATATAATAAAATTTAATCACTCAAATGTTATATTATACCACCCAAAAATATCGTCCTACAAACCTACAAAAAGGGATATTTTGTAGGATGATGAAATCGAAACGGAGAAAAACGGTAAAAAACCTATTTCCTACATCGTCCTACAAACCTACAAACAAAATCAACTTTACATACATACTAATAATAACACATAACTATTTGATTTATAAAGATATATATAAGATTATAGGTTTGAAAATAATTTGATTTGTAGGATTGTAGGATTGTAGGACGGTGTTTTTCTGAAAATTATTTTTCAAAACTCGTGTTTTCCTTGTTTTTTTGAAATTTTAGGGGGTACGGGGGAATTTGCGCTGATTTCGTGAGGTGTTGAAATGAAATAAGCCGTACCTATTCATCCGAACTGGCACGGCTCAATTGAGGAAAATTATAGCCTATTTTGGGCTAAAAATAATATGGTTTTTCTTTGGTAATATCGGCTTTTTTTAGTACCTTTACATAGTTAAATTGGGGGATTACATACTTGTTTAAGTATATTTATCAACCCCATTTTAATATGTTAGAATGGTCTATCATCACCGTCTGAATGAGGAAAAGGGAGGTCTTGTGTGGTTGGTGTATGTGTATTTGTCCGCACATTCTCTTCTTTCTTTACTTCGGGTTCAGGTTCGGGCGCAAATGTACGCCTGAAATCAATGTTATACAGCTCTCTGAACTTATCATAGTCAATGATGATGGCACTTGTAGATGTACTCTTGGGCTTCATCACCTTAACCATTGTCTCCTGATCATCAGCTCTCGCTATCTCAATACTTTCCTCCCATGTGAATCGGCGTGAGGGGACAGTGCCGATGTATGAAGGATGGCTGCGCAGGTTCTGTTCGATGGTAGACAGTGTGCTGCCCTCACTATTATATCCGCTGCGGTCGAAGATACTGAATACAGAACTTAGTCGAATAAACATAATATTCGTATCAGGCTCAAATGTAAATGTATGCTGGTCGCCTCGGGAATCCTTGCCAGTAACCTTTTTTGGCTGCTCGATGAGGAACTCACGACCCTCGATGACTTGCTTCGTGTCGATCATATTGTTGACAGCCGTAAAGAACATAGCCAACTTATCCGTGCTACGGATGAGGGAGAGCTGGAATCTGATTTTCTCCTGCGCAATCTTGAAGAACTCTGCGTATGTAAACGGAAGATGAAGGCTGGAATATTGCTCTATCAATTTCACCGTGCCGAGGAATAGCGAAGCAGTCTTCATTAAACGATCCATTTCGCCCGAGTTGATAACATCTTGCTTTAATTCATTGTACGCCTCTTGCTTGAGTTGTCGAAAATGATCCATAAACATTGGGCGAAGCTCCAATATCTGAAGCAGCACATTTGAAAGTCCGACCTTATTGGGGTCTTCAATGGTCTTCAACTCCTCGAAGATACGAACTTCCTCCTGTGTTCTGTTGCGAGGCTTGGGTACTTCGCACACAATAACACGGCTCATCAAAGCATTGTCATCACGCTGGGGGGTCTCCTGACCGCAGATAACGACTGGGGCAAACACTTTATCATTTTCTATTTCCCTTCCTGATATACCCTTACGCTTCTGCTTTCCGTCACCGTCATATACGATACCTTTCAATGCTTGAAACTTATTATCGCTGATGTCCTTGTTATTGTATTCGTCAAGTACGACTGGGACATCCTTGAACATACCCATAATGGTGGCCATGGCTGCGTCGGTACCTGTATTCAGGTTGAAGATAGGAATATTTGGGGAAATGAAGAGGGAGCGAATGGATATGGCAATCTGTGTTTTACCTGAAGACATCGGACCCATAAAGAAAGGAGCTGTGAATAATCGGTCGATGCAGTGGATGTTGCTTCGAAAGGCGCACATAATGGCGAAGATAAGTGCCCACTTTCCATTATCGTTGATTTTATAAACCTGGTCCATTAATGATGCCCACTTCTCGAAGGTTACCCTTTTCTCCGCAGGAACTTCCTTATATACCAGTTGGCTGATAAGCTCGTACTTATCCGATTGCTTTCCACTGCCAGCATATATCGTTGAGAATGCTGGCAAGTAGTAGTTGTTCTTGTTGTGTGTGACAACTCCCAGTTCATTGACTGGCTCAAACTGCCATTTCCCCTCTACGTTGTGGAATATACCGTTGGCGAATGCGAAGAATTGTTCGTCTGCCTTACGGCTCATACCCTCGCTCTGCTGATTGCCGTATGTCTTGACCTCTGAACACATCACGAAATGTCGGCTCATATATGTCTTGATGGCTTTCCATTGCCATTCCTCGCCATTGAAGTTCACGGCTTCGTAATTGATAAGCACTTCCTCTATCGATGACATCTTCAGCATTGCCTTGGAAGGTATCTCTATGTAAATGGGGGTGTCATAAAAGCGACGGTTGATACGAAGCACACGCTTGTTTTGCTCGAAGTCATCAGAAAAGATGTGAAGCAGTGGAGTCATAAAGAAGTCGGCTACCTGTGTCATTCCATTGCCGTTTTTATTCCGGAACATATAGCAAATAGGCTCGCTTTTCTTATTTAGGCGAGGGTAGTAGCCACATTCTTTCCACATCTTTCGGTAATCCTCATTCTCCATCACATAGTCAGGAGGCTCGTTTACATCGAACTCTTCATCGTCGAGGTTATCCGCTTGCATACTCACCTTCATCGCAGCCTTGCGCTTGGAAACGAAAGGCTTTCTCAGTTCGTCAAACTGTCCCTTGGTGAGTTTCAGGTTTGAACAGTAGTGATTGCGGTTTACCGTGATTACCGTATCCTCGGCATAAGATGTGAGTTCAATACATCGAGAGACGAGGGGGACTTTATCTCCTTGGAAAGTTTCTAAGAACCTGCCATGCAGCCCGATGTAATAATCAACGAACGAACCAGTGGAGTCGTTGTAGGTCATCTGAATATTGATGCCTGAGCGAAACATCTCGGCAAGCGTGCTTAAATAGTCGCTCTCCTCGCCGTCTGCATTAATGCTACAGCCTGTTTCTGACGATGCGAAATAGCAATAGGCACGGCGTAGCTCCTGAATGTCGTTGCTGGATGGGCGACCAGCGATGTAGATGATAGGTTCTTCACCATAACCGTCAAGA